ACAGGTGGCACCTACCCTTAGGCGCTACCGTGTGCATCAGAACATCCCTGACGCACCGGAGACGATGCCAGCCACAAAGGCTTGCATTGAACAACCGGTGAGGGAGGGAGGTGCTATGCGCCACATGTTGGAGTTCGGGAAAGAGACCGCCACAAACATGGGGGTCTCAATAGAAATGCTACCTGAGATGTTTGGAGAGCCTTCGGTGAGTTCTTGCTTAAGAACTCTAGCCGTTAACCTCGGATGTTTCTCAATGAGGGAGCTAGTTCCAATTCCTATAACGCAGCTTGGGGGGAAGATCCGAGTGATAACCAAACATCCCGCAGCGCAAGTGACATGCGCTCGACACCTCATGAACACATGGGTGAAGATTCTCAAGAATGTGGGTCCTTGTCGCGTGTTAAACGGACAAGGCGTAAGGCTTAAAAGGATGGGATCAACGGGTGATGTACGATTCTTCTCAGCGGATTTGACCAAAGCTACAGACTTGATAGCTCACAGCGTTGCGAAAGGCATCGCGGGTGCGCTGATGGATGAGCTATGGCCAGGTCACTGGATGAATGCCGCGGTATTGGAGTTGTTTGGGGAAAAGGTAATCACATCTACGGAAGTTGAGTCGCTTAATGGCGAGACAAAGTCCGGGATTCACATGGGTCTAGGACCCACGTGGGTGATCCTTTCCCTTCTCAACATCGGTTGTGCGCGGCTTGCGGGGGCACGGTGGAGATCATTCGCCGTCTGTGGAGACGACTTGATCGGTTGGTGGCCCGATGACGTACGAAGGCGTTATATAACGAACTTAGAAGGTTGTGGATTAGAAGTTAACATATCAAAATCATATTGGAGTGTATCGACAGGCGTATTCTGTGAAGGATACGTCGTCAAGAAGAGTGAAACTGATGCTGAAATCGTTTGGGACGTAAAAATGTCCGAGTGGTTCAGCTCTCAGTGGCGGTTCTTCCGCTCAGGGACGAAGCTTAATGCAGCACTAGGAGCACCAAGAGGTGCGCCTATTAGAAGCTGTCTAGCTCACTTGCCAAAAGGGCCTGCAGAGCTCGGAATGGGAGGCGTACGCCGTCCCACTCGGATCGAGCTTATGCAAGCTTGGTCAAGGGGGTCTCGTCCTGTCACATACACGAGAAGCACGGATGAAGTAACTAAAGCCCTTAAGCGAGCAACGGTGAAAGTCTTACAACGACAGTCACACCATGTTCGCGTGAGTGAAGCGCTGCCATGGATAACGCGTGTCGCAAAAGAGCGACGCATGCCAAATGCCATAGCATCAGATGTCATCGAAGGGAAGAAATTCCTGAAGATGATAAATGGAGAAGCTTACTACATAAAATGGGCTCGGTTCAATACCCTGCATAAGCAGAAAGTACGTGCTACCAATATACCAAAGAATATACGAATTGCAATTTACAGGAGACCATGGAATGCGATAAAACTCATACAACGAGTTTTTTTCCAAGAAGATGATCGACCTCTCTATGATGCACGAAGTGAATCTGGAGAGTGCGCGCGTTGTCAGAAACAGCGGCGCCGTCGAGGATCTCATAAGTCTCCTAAAACCCCGCAAGGGAAGGTCTACCTCTACAGAGATCGGGTCGC